ATAATAAGAGTATGCAATAGCAAAGTACCATGTTCAATATTATGTTGAGTAGTTTTGACAAAAACAGCGTAATTTCGCCATATAATGAAGTTTTCTCTACATAACTATTTTCACCACATAATCTTCCCGATATAAAATTCCAAGTGTACATCCATTATCCCACTGCACATGGATTGTACCAACTACCTCATCTACAAATTGAACAGTACCTTTTGTTCCAACTGGAATCTTCACATAAGGATCTTCCATGCGGACCAGCCGTACCCTTGTTCCCGCCGGATACTCCCTCTTTATTCTTTGAAGCTCTTCCGCTCTGATTCCAAACATCTCTAGGACTCCTCTCGTATGCTCTTAGAAAATGCTTCCATTAATATCTTCTTATCAAAGCCGTATTTTTGGTATGCCCTGTCAAGCACCCTATAATATTGGTCTGTCGGTCGTCCAAGCTGACGCCTCTCATCCATGATGTAGGCCATCGCTTCCAGATCTCTTCCCTCCAACAGTACCTTCAGTATTTTCTTATCGTAAAAGGTCGGATAACCCTCGTAGCGGTCAAGGTGTTCTTCATCCTTCTCGCTGATTTCCCAAATAAGAACAGGGACTATGCTATCCTTTTGGGGTTCAATCGTCGCATAGGCTCCCGTAAGCGAGCCTTTGAAAAGCAGTTCATAGCCTTCCACCTCCGATGGTCCAATCAGCTTAGCCTGCGGACATCGGTAGGCCATCTGCTCTTCATCCATGTTGCTGCCATAGGCGATATAATATTTCCTCATCAGGCATTCATCCTTTCGTTTTTGTAGTAAGGTTTCCCTTCTACCACCCTAAGGGCGGTCACGCCGCCCCTTGGTGCTTTACTAGTTCATTCTCTTCAAGCCACATGCCTCCATGCGGAGTTGCCTTCCAGGTTTTTCAAAAAATGCAACCTGCAGGTCTTGAATTCGTCACCGTTTAATCCCAGCCTGAGCATCCAGCATCGGAATGCGTACTTCTCGTTATCAGTGACCGTTTTCCTTGCGCTTGCCTTTTTCTGAATCAAGGCCTGATGACTGACTGCCAGGCAGAATTGTATGTAGGCCTTTATCTCTCCCGCATGGGTCGTGGAATTGAAGAGCCTGAATTCCACGGTCCCTTTGGTGAAGGTTGCATGAAGGTTCAGCCCATGATAGCGAGTACTGTTGTAGTGACGTTCCCTTCCGTAGGGATCCTCCTGATACCATATATTTGAAAGCTCTGAAATTGACTTCGGCTTTCTGGCGTTAATGGTCTTTATGAGCTCCTCATTCGTCTTCTTGCAGTAGCGGAGTCTTTCAGGGGCAATCTTCAGAGCTTTGTAGAGGATATCTTCCTTGCTTGCGATGATATTTACTAGATTCTTAAGGGTCTGGGGCGTATGCGGCGCCGCATCCACATGTACATGGATTCCGCAGGTGCTGTTTGCCATTGCTCCACCTCGCCTTAGCCGCCTTACCAGCTCTTGCAGGCTTTCAATATCGCTATAGGATAGGATTGGGCTTACGATTTCCGTTCTGTATTCATCGGATGCTGTCACCAGGATTCCCCCGCTTTTTCGCTGTGGGAATATACTTGAATCGTACATCACCTTCCATATTCTGTCCATCCCATCCTTCACCTGGTATGCCCGGTAAGAACCGCCTATATAGCTGCTCTCCGTTCCGAAGTATTCTGCTATAACCTGGGCAGCTTTTTCTCTGGTAATCCCTGTCAATTCGATTTCAATCCCAAACCTCTGACTCTTCATATTCCTGACCTCCTATGTGCTTTTAAGTGCAGGTACCTATTTTTCCCTACTGTATTAATCACTCTAAAGCACATAGATATCCAGTCTTATCTGAGGACGAAAGGGGTGTAAAAAACACAAAGTTCTAATGCAAATTTTGTGTGTTTTACGCATCTTCGGATTTGCAGCTTCACAGAGTTTCTTCTTCCTGTCGCTCCGCTTTTTTCCTTGCCTTTGCCCTGTCCTTTGCTTTTTCAATCTCCTCCAGTGTTCTAAATGCTGTATGGCCCTTCAGGTTCTTTAAGAAAACCTTTCTCGTCTCTCTGCCGCCTTCCCCAGAAAAGCCAAGTCTGATCAGCCAAGCCCTCATATAGTATTTCTCGTTCTCTTCCATGGTTTCCTTGGGGCTGACCCGCTTCTGTCTTTTGGCTGTAGCTGCCATGAGTGCTGCCAGTTCAATGAATGCTTTTATATGCTCAACATCCCTCGGAAATCCCGTAAAGAGGATTGTATCCTCCGTGAAGTCGATTCCAAAAGTACCCTCTTTATTTTCTTTCCACAGCTTCTTGAAATCGGAAATGCTATTTGGTTCCATTTCTTCCAGTTCTTTAATCACGTTTTCACCGATGCGAAACACCTCGCTTCCCACAGCCTTGTTAATCAGAATCTGCTTGCTGCGGATCATAAAGACCAGGTTTCTTAGACTCTCTCCGGTATGCCCCTCAAGCGGAACGTTCAGTTCGAATCCTACGGAATCCTCTTTTGTAAGGCCCTTCTCTTCCAGCATCCTCCTGATCTTTTCTCCTCTATCGTCTTGTTGCGTCTCCACCGTTCCATTCCTGTCTACTGTGAATCCGCCAATGCGATAGGAAAAGGTTGGCGGCCCCAAGAAAACGGCCTTCTCATTGGCTGCTTTGCTTATGGCTGCAACTACTTCTTTTTTCATTCCTTCTCTTGTCTCAATTTTCATTGCGCTCCCTCCTTGTATATGTCCATCCAGTTCCAGTAAGCAAACTTGATAATCTGGTACTACATCTATCACTCGGGAGGGAGATGAAGTCAAGCGATTCCTGTTTCTTCCGCTCTTTCTTCCGTCATCAGTTCCGAATAGCTTATTTTTATGCCATCCCGAATCAAGTAAACCTCATCCGCGCATCCTTTGCTGCTGATAAATCTCGACACTATTGCATCTGCGTACTTTTCATCCAATTCAATCATCCTGCTGATCCGGTTCGTCTGTTCGCAGGCCATCATGGTAGACCCGCTTCCTCCGAAAGGATCCAGCACGAGGCAGTTCGTCATGCTGGAGTTCTGGATGGGGTAAGCCATCAGACTGACCGGTTTCATGGTAGGGTGAAGGTCGTTTTTACTCGGGCGGTCGAACTCCCATATGGTAGACTGCTTTCTGTCCGCATACCATCCATGCTTTCCTCCCACTTTCCATCCAAACAGAACCGGCTCGTGGCGCCACTGGTAAGGGCTCCTTCCAAGAACGAGGCTCTGCTTCTTCCAGATGCAGGTTCCGGAAAGGTAGAACCCTGCCGCCTTGAAAGCCTTTCTAAAATTCAGCCCTTCCGTATCCGCATGGAACACATAGATGCTTGCGTCATTTTCCATATGGGCTTCCATGTTTATGAAGGCAGCAAAGAGGAATTTGTAGAACTCCTCATCCTTGAGATTGTCATTCTTGATGGTTCCGGCTGCGGCTTCATAGGAGACATTGTATGGCGGATCTGTCACAACCAGATTTGCCTTCTTCCCTTCCATGAGCCTGTCATATGTTTCTGGATGCGTCGAGTCGCCACAGATTAAGCGATGCCGCCCCAGCTCCCATATGTCGCCCAGCTTTGTCAGCGCCGGCTTCTTCAGCTCTGCCTCCACATCAAAATCATCTTCCTGAATATCCTTATCATGCACCGCATTGAACAGCTGCTCGATTTCCGGCGGCTCAAATCCGGTAAAGGCCACGTCAAAATCCGAAGACTGAAGATCCTTGATGAGGTCTGCCAGAAGCTCCTTATTCCATTCGCCGGTTATCTTATTAAGGGCGATGTTCAGTGCCTTCTCTTTGGTCTTGTCAATTTCGATCACAATACAGTCAATCTCATCATAACCAAGGGTCTGGAGTACCGTTGCCCTCTGGTGTCCGCCGATGATGGTCATATCCGCATTGACAATGATCGGCTCTACATATCCAAACTCCGTTATGCTGTTTTTAATCTTTTCAAATTCTTTATCTCCCGGCTTGAGCTTCTTTCTCGGATTATAGGATGCCGGTATCAGTTCCTTAATTTTTAGTCTTCTGAACTCCATCTTTCTTATTCCTCCCAAATCTATCTTTGACATAGCATTCCTGGCAGCAGTATTTACGCTTCCTGTTTCCATAGCTTCTAAACTCTGCTCCGCATCTTTCGCATGTCAGGGTGTAGAATGCCGCTTCACGTTTATTCATAGCATCCGGATGCCGCTTCCACCATTCCCTTCTGCAACTATCCGTGCAGAACTTCCGCGGCCTGCCGGTCATAGGCTGCTCAATTTCATTTCCACAAAGAATACAGGCCCTGCCGGTCTTGATCCGTTCCTCA